TCCGATGTAGGAAAAATCAACGCCGTGAGCCCTCTTGGGAAGCTTCTTATTGATCTGAGAAGAAATTGCATTCCTGCACAAGACAGAGATCGTCCCGTTACCGCTGTCAGCAGTCACAGCAGTGATCTTCAGGCGATGCAGCGCTTGTGAAATACGCTTAGCTGCATCGGCATCAGTATCGAAAATCCTTTCGAGCGACATCTCAATTGGTGACTGGGCCGCCTCTCGAGCTGCAAACGCTCCATGTCTACGAGCCCATTCGTGCAAGGCGGAGCCGAGTGTCATCGCGTCATATTTGACAGCCGGTTCGACTTCGATTTCCGGTATCTCGAGTGTTGTCATATCCCTATTCCCCTCCCCAGGGGTCAAATCGTCATAGGCTAAGCCGGAAAGCCGGCATTTTTTATTTAAAGTAGAACCGAATACCAAAAAACCTTGCCCAGTACGCTGATCCCGCTCTCGGCCAACTGCTGAACAGCGTGCTCTCAGGCGACTCATTATCCATTTGATCGTGAAATCCTTCCCGCCTTCACCTCATCCCCATACCCCTCCAACCGATCCTCCCCAGCCCGGCGGATCCTCACTCTGGCACCTCGCAAGGTGTCTTTACCCGGACAATTAGCCCCAGGTGGGTTTCCTCTGCATATCCGGCAAGCCTTTCCTCGGCGTCCTGAAAGGACCGGCACATCCTCAGTACGGCTTGAGCATCTGGGTCATTCCCGGACAGGCTGATGCGCTCAGCAATCCGTTTCAGCTCGACGGCTGACCACTTGAGGTCAGATGCAAGGCCTTGAAGGTCGCGGCGGAGTTCTTGGTTGGGCTTGGTTAGCGTCATGGCCGGTCCCTACAGGAATACCGATTTGGGCATTTTGCCGTCGACGACCGTGCCAACGATCTCCCATGCGTCGTCAACAGCTCTGGTCGGGTAGGCTGAGTTCAGTGGCTTCAGGTATAGCTCCCCAGCATCGCGAACAAGCTGTTTGAAAGTCGCTTCGTTGGTGCTGGTCATCCTGGCCACGACAAACTGCCCCGGCCTTGGCTCAATGTCTGGAGCTATCAGAATCAGGAAGCCCTCAGGGAACGACGGGCTTCCCGAAGACAATGTCATTGAGTCGCCAATCACCCTTAGCCAGAAGGCGTCCTCGCCAGCCCATACGTCAGACGTGTGCTGGGGGCATAGAGCAATGTTACCCATCTCGACCGCCTCCCTAGCGATACCGGCCTGAACCCAACTAATTTCGGGGTAGGAGAAGGATCTTGTGGGCTGCAGAGCGGCTTCCACATTTGAGCTTTCTACTTCGCCAGATGGCGATTTTTTCATAGCCCCCCTTCCGGTTGCCAGCCACTTGGGCGTAACGCCCAAATGCTCAGCGGCAAGGAGCAGGTTTTGCCCCTCGATGGTTTTGGTCTTGCCCGAAAGCCAATCATTCACCGAGGGCGCTGTGATTCCGCAGGCGCGGGCTAGTGAGGCCTGCGTGATTTTCGGTGGGCCAGCCATGACTTGGCGCAAACGTTCTTGAAGTGTGCTCATTAGGGCAGCCTAACACCGGGCATCTAAGGTATTCCTATTGACCTGAATAAAAGGTATGCCTAATATCTCTACCTAAGATTCCAGCCGGAGAGACCAGGCATGAACCCCAGCGCAATTATCGACGCTCTGGGCGGGACATTTCGCGTAGCCGAGCTGTGCGAGGTGCGCCCGCCGTCGGTGAGCGATTGGAAAAAGCACGGCATTCCTCGTGCCCGACTGATGTTTCTGCGCGTAGCCCGCCCGGACGTCTTCAAGGCCCTGGAGGAAGAAGCCCAGGAAGAAGCTTCCCAGCCCAGCGCTAGCGCAAAGAAAACCGCTGCTTAACCACTTTCAACCACAAAGGAACAAACCGTGTCGTACTTCGACCCCGACCACCTGCACAACAAGCCCACCAAGGTTCGCTTGGATGAGGCTGCCGACGATCTGCTGTCGGCGATGGCTCGATTCAAGCGCACCCAAAAGGCCGTGCTCGCCAGGGAAATTCTGGAACGCGGGCTCGACCAAATGATGCAAGAGCTTAACGCGAAGACTGACGTGGCCTGAAGTAGCCGAGGAGGCCCTGTGCCAGAAAGCAAAGAGCTGGAGATCCAGCTCGACGGGAAGGGCAATTCGGATCTGGCGTATCTCGCCAGGCAGAAGGGCTTAACCCCTGAGCAACTGGCGGCACGAATCATTAATGAGGCTCTCGACCGGATGACGAGAACAGAGCCTGGCCGAAGCAACGTTCGGTCGTTTCGCAAGGGCTTATAAGCCCCTGAGGGACTCATGAGGAACTGCCGTTGAAAGCAGAAAAACCCAAACCGCAGAAACGAAAAAGCCGACGGGCTAGGTCGGCTAATTCAACTGCATTCGTAACGCTTGTGTGAGGTCATCATATATGCACCAGACCATCCAAAGCAATACCGTGATCCTCGCGCCACAAAATGCGAACCACGATTTCGTGGCGCGCACGATGTCTTCGCGAGAGATCGCCAGCTTGACTGGCAAGCGTCACGCCAACGTGAAGCGTGACATTGTGGCCATGCTGGCCGAACTGAAAGCAGATGTACTCAGTTTTGAGCACATCTACTTGGACGGGCAGAACCGAGAGCAGGTCGAGTATTTGCTGGACCGAGAGCACACCGACTGCCTGCTGACCGGCTACAGCGCCAGACTGCGCATGAAAGTGATCCGCCGCTGGCGTGAGCTGGAAGGCCAGTCCGAGGCGCGCCAGGCGGTGATGGCAAACGGCACTAAGGTGATCGGCGAGATCGCCATCATGGAGTGCTTCACGCGCCTGCTGAAGCCAGCTGCTTCATGCCAGATGCAGATGCTGGCCAAGATCGCCGAGAACAACGGCCTCGATCCGAAATTCCTGCCGAGCTATGCCGTAGATGCGCCGGCTGACGCGGCTGGTGGCAGTTCGTTGCCGACCAAGGCCCTGACCGCCTTGCTCAAGGACAACGGTATCCGCATGTCGCCCGCGTCGTTCAACAAGGCCCTGCAGCATGCCGGGCTGATCAAGGTCATGCAGCGCAAGAACTCCAAACAGGAGACGGTCACGTTCTGGGCCATCACCGACAAGGGGCTTCGCTACGGCAAGAACCTTACCAGCCCTCAGTGCCCGCGCGAAACTCAGCCGCACTGGTACGTGGACCGCTTCCCCGAACTGGTTGAACTGGCAGGGAGGGGGCGTCCATGAAACTCGTGACGATCGTTGTATCAAACCCTGTCGATCCGATTCGCCTGGGCATGCAAGTCGTTGGTGGCCGGGTGACTGCAGCTGGGATGGGTGACTACTGCGCCTACATCGAGCTCATGGAGGCAGCTCAGGAGCTCGTGCTTCTGCTCGAAAACGGAATCCCGCCAGGCCATGAGTCTCTCGACGCTGCAGTGCGTACTGCCCGCGAGATCATCACCAAGCTGGAGGCCCAATGATGGCCCGTTCAAGAAACATCAAACCAGGGTTCTTCTCGAACGAACACCTGGCAGAACTGGACTTTGCCACGCGCCTCCTGTTCATCGGCCTTTGGACCGAGGCAGACCGTGAAGGACGCCTGGAAGATCGCCCACGCCGCCTCAAAATGGCCTTGTTCCCAGCCGACAATGTCGACATCGATCGCATGCTCGATGACCTGGATCTTTTGGGGTTCATCAAGCGTTACACGGTTGGCGACGTGAAGGCTATTCAGGTCATCAACTGGTCGAAGCACCAGAACCCACACGTCAAGGAAGCCAAGAGCACCATCCCTGAAATGCCCGTAGTAGAGGCATGCCAGGGAAAGCATGAGGAAAGCACCGTGCAAGCACCAGACTCGCACAGTTCTTTCCCTGCTGATTCCCTCTCTCTTGATTCCGGATTCCTGATTCCTGATTCCCTCACCCCGTCGCCCGCGCCGGTCGATTCCGCCGAGCTGTTCGCGCGCTTCTGGAAGCTGTATCCGCGCAAGGTTGGGAAGGACAAGGCCGAGAAGGCCTGGGCAAAGCTCAAGCTGACCGCCGACCTGTTCGACACCATCGTCACAGCTCTGGCCAAGCATCGCCAGTTGCCCGGCTGGACCAAGGACAACGGCCAGTTCATCCCGCACGCGGCTACCTGGCTCAACGGGAAGCGCTGGGAGGATGAGGTAGAGCTTCCTGCTGACAACGTTCACCACCTGCCCACCAGCCGCCATCACGGCTTCGCTGATCGCGACTACACGGCAGGCCTGAAGAAACGGGAGGACGGCAGCTATGCGCTCTGAGCCAGCCAAGCCAGCAAACATCGCGCCGGCCCCCGTCCGCACCCAGCCAGCCCATTGCGACAAGCACGGGCCGTACGACCAAAGCGTGGTGGTCATCCTTGACCGCGAGCTTCGCGGCGGCTGCCCTGAGTGCCACCGAATCGCCAACGATGAGCGCGAAGAGCGCCAGAAGGCCCAGGAAGCGCTCACGAAGCGAATGGCGATCTCCCGCAAGCTTGGGGATGCCCTGATCCCAAAACGTTTCGAGAAGCGCACGCTGGCGAACTACAGCGCCGAGAACGAAGGCCAGCGCAAAGCCCTGAGCTTCTGCCGGCACTACGTGAAGGTGTTCGACGAGATTGTCGAGTCCGGCCGTTGCATGGTCCTGATCGGCAAGCCAGGCACCGGCAAGACCCACCTGGGTGTGGCCATCGCCAATGAGCTGCTGCACAAGACTTCCCGCACTGCCGTGTATCGCACCGTGGGTTCGATCCTTCAGGCCATCCGCGCAACGTACGACCGCCACAGCGAACGCAGCGAGGCCGACATCCTGTCCAGCCTGGTAACTCCCGACCTGCTGGTGCTGGACGAGGTGGGCGTTAGCAAGGAGCAGCCGAGCGACTTCGAGCTGACGACCCTGTTCGCAATCATCAACGGTCGCTACGAGCAGATGCGCCCAACCGTGGTGATTTCCAACCTGGACGCCGAGCAGTTGCCGGTGGCCATGGGTGAGCGCTGCGTCGACCGCCTGCGTGAGGGGAATCTGATTGTCGTCCCGTTCGACTGGGAATCGCACCGCGGCAAGGAGGCCATCTGATGACCCCTGCACAAGAAATAACTGTCGCCCAGCTCAAGAGCCAGGGCTTCGCGCAGATCGTGGAGGGCCGGGAAATCGTCCGCATGACCAAGGGCGCCGACCGCCGCGTAGTGATGGCTGATGGCAGTCAGAAGCGCGGGTATCACGTTGAATTCAAGCGCGCCGGGCAGCCGGCCGGGGAGGGGGTGTGAGCATGGAAGATCGCGAATTGCTGGAACTGGCGGCGAAGGCTGCTGGGTATCAGCCGTGGGGTAGTGACTGCGAGGGTTATCCAATCTTCGTCGTGGACAGCATGCCTATTGGTTGGAATCCGCTCACCGACGACGGCGACGCGCTGCGCCTGGCGGTGAGGCTCGATCTGACCATCTACGGCCCCGGGAGCCATCCGGGCGTACTAGTCAAGACCACCGACGCTCACACCACCTACTCAGACAACTGCGTTCGCAGGGCCATTGTTCTGGCCGCAGCTGCTATTGGCCTAGCCATGCAGGAGAAGCACTGATGGACACCAACAAGATGCGCGAGTAGTTCATTCGGGCGTACCGACGCATTCTCATTGCCGAGGGGGTGATGATTCAGGAAAGCCGTTTCGAGCTGCGTGATGGCGAATTCGTCCACCGCGAGACTGCTGTTGCTTGGTGGGCCTGGCAGGCCTCCCGCGAGGCCGTAGTGGTGGAACTGGGTTCGCCATCGCACTGGGTTGCCGACTACGCGGCCTGTGGTGGCGGCATGACCGTGTTCGATGCCGAGAAGGCAGCCAAGGTGACCGACCCCATGTGCTCGAAAACCCCTTCTTACACAATCCATGCGCTGGAGAAAGCTGGCCTGAAGGTGGCGTCATGATCGCTGCCTACTTCCTGATCGTTCTTTTCACTGCCGGCAAGGATTCGGCGATGACCTCCGTACCGATGGAGTCGGCCGAGGCATGCCAGCAGGCTGCTGCGCAGGCCAAGACCGACCTTGAGGGCACTTTCAGCATCGTGCGCACCAGTTGCGTGAGGGGCAGGCCATGACCGAATTCGAACTGATCTTCGTGATCCCGGTGTGCTGGGCCATGGGTATGCAGCTGGGCTATGCCCTGGGCTTCCATCGCGCCTGCAACCGCCTGATTCCAGAACTTAACCAAGAGCGCGAGACCGTAAGTCGGCTGAAGCTGCTGGCTCGAATGCAGGGAGAGCAGGCATGACCATCGACAAAGCAAAGCTGAAGGATCTGGCCCAGGCGGTAGCGGAACTGGAGGACATCCCTGAGCGCCAAGACGAGCACGCCGAGGCTGTCGCTTATCTTGAGACGCACATGCACTGCCACACCATCCTGGCCCTGCTCGCGGAGATCGAGCGGCTGGAGCACAAGAACGCCAACCAGGCCGAGAGCATTCGCGAGTATCAAGATCTGACCATGGGCGGCGATGTAAGCCTTGGGATGCTGAAAGCAGACATCCGGGTGACTGCCGGCGAGCGCGACAAGCTCAAGGCCGAGAACGAGTCGTTGCGCAAAGCCCTAGGAAAAATCAGCGTGCAAGTTGATGAAAACATCAGGTGCGCTGTCCGTGATGTAGTCAATGGCCTGCCAGATGTGCAGGACATCTACGGCTACTGCGACAACATTGACGAGATCATTGAGGCGGCCATGGCCAAGGAGACGAACCATGGCTGAGAAGATCAGCGTCAACAGCCAGGCCAAGCTCTCCGAGGCCGTGACCATGCTCACCCGCATGTTCCGCGACAAGAAGTTCGTCGTGGTCAGCATGCGCCCGGGCAAGGACCGCACCCTGGATCAAAACGCATTGTGGTTTGCGATGTACGACCGGATCGCCAAGAGCACCGAGATGGGCGACATCGAGGATGTGCGCCGGTACTGCAAGCTGCACTTTGGCGTGCCGATCATGCGCGCTGGCTGCGATGAGTTCCGCACCGGCTGGGCTGAGTCGTTCATCCACCTGCCGTATGAGGTGAAGCTGCGCCTGATGGGGCCGTGCGCGATGTTCGGTCCGGATGGCTTCCCGGTGACCCGGCTGTTCGATCGGGCGCAGGGCTGCCAGTACACCGACCGCATCGTGGCCGAGTTCGCGCCGCAGGGTGTGGTGTTCAGTGATCTGCTGAGCGAGGAAGCGGCATGAGACATCAATTCAAGGCGGGTGATCTCGCGTTGATCGTCGGCACCCTCACTGCATACGAGACGCTGGGCAGAACGGTGGAGTTGATTGAATACCTTGGCGATGACCGGGTGATTTTCCTGGAAGCTGGCGGCTGGGTAGACAACGTCGAGGAGAACCGTATCTGGCTCGTTCGGCTGACCGAGGGCCAGTACACCGACAAGCGCGGCGTGACGACCTCCGAAGGGCCATGCAGAGAGCAATTCCTCATGCCCTGCGCGGCGACTTCGAGCCCGAGCAGCAGAAAGCCAAGGAGGCTGAGCCATGCGCATAGCCGAGATCAAGCCGAAGAAGTGCAAGGCTCCAGGTTGCGGCAAGCCCTTCAAACCGTCCATGACCACGCAGAAGGTGTGCAGCATCGCCTGTGCGAAGGCCATGGCCAAAGACCCGAAGCTGCAGAAGATCGCGGCCAAGGCCATCACCAAGCAGGCTCGCCAGGACTTGCAGGAGCGCCGGGAGAAGCTGAAGACCCGCCGCGAGCACATGGCCGAGGCGCAGACCGCGTTCAATGCATACATCCGCGAGCGCGACGCAGGCCTGCCGTGCATCAGCTGCGACTCGCTACCGAGCGATAACGATCTCATCACCGGCAGCCGCTGGGACGCCGGCCATTACCGGTCTGTGGGTGCCTGTCCGGAGCTGCGCTTCGAGCCGCTGAACGTCCACCGCCAGTGCGTGAAGTGCAACCGGAACCTGTCGGGTAACGCAGTCGAGTACCGCATCCGGTTGGTGAAGCGCATCGGCGCCGACCAGGTGGACTGGCTCGAAGGGCCTCATAAGCCCCAGCGCCTGACCATCGAGGACCTGCAGGCCATCAAGGCCCTGTACAGGCAGAAGCTCAAAGACCTGAGGAGGGCAGCGGCATGACCTGGGATTGGAATGGCGCAGCGCACCTCCTGGTGCTGGCGTTGATCGTGGCAAGCAACCTGTGCGTTTGGCGCGCCATGCGCGTATCGGATCGGATGAGAAAGGAGAAGGGCGAATGAGCTATCAGAACGTGGTATCAGCGGTGGTTCGCGCCCTGGCGGCTGAGACGATCAACAGCGCCGGCGGCTGCAATGTCGAGCCTCGGGTGCAGACCAGCAAGCTCAAGGGCGAGATATCGGGGAAGGATGCCGCGCTGCTGGCTGACTCCATCGTGCACAAGCTGCTTCACGCCCAGCTCAGCCCGCGACACTGGAATGCCCTGGTGGCGAAGTAAAGCACGCACAAGGGGCGCAAGATCGACTCCATTGGCCGACTGGTTGCCATTGTGCCAACGCCGGCGCCGAAGCGCTTTACTCAGCAGGCTGTTCTGGTCTGGGCGGTTCCGCAGCAAACGAAGGGCGTTCAGCGCAAGGTGCCCCAGTTCAAGGCGCCTGACCCTCGCGAAAACGAACGGGAAGGTCAGTGGGATTGGCGCAACAAGGCTGCTGCTGCCGCTGCTGAGCGCGCCAACAAGCACGCCCGTGCCATGGCCGAGGTGAATCCGGGGGAGATGATCGTCCTGGCCGAGTCGAACTACGACATGACCAACTGGGATTCCCAAGGCCTGACCGAGCGCACCTACCAACGTTGGAACCGGGCAATCAAGGGCGCGCTGGAGTCGCTGGTGAACGAGGCGCTGACCGAGGCCCAGCACATGCTTGAAGCGATTGGCGTGCTGTTCGACGAGGCGGCGTGAAAAGGCCCTCAAAAGGGCTTGCAATATCATGTCGCCATGTCGTAAATTTGCTCCATCCTGTCATTCCTGCGCGTGTTGAGGAGTGACGAAAAGAAACCCGGCCAATGAGCCT